TTCCTCTTGATCTTACAAGTAATTCTTCAAAACCAGAAGCATCAACTGTACTTATATTAAAATTAACATTTACTCCACCACCCATAGAACCAAGTCTTGAATTTGGAATAATCTGACCTGATGAATTAGGAACAAACAATTCACCACCTCTACCTGAAGCACTATCACCAACAATTACAGGTTGGTTTTTTCTTACAGAGCCACCTCTATTTCTAAAAAGACTAAAAAATGAGCCACCACCGCCACCGCCACCCATAGCTAATAATATTGCTTGTAAAGCAATTTGTTGTTTCAATGCAGAGTTTTGTTGATCTATTGCGTGTTTTTTATCTTTTTCTCTTTTGAATAATTTATTTAAAAGTAATTCTTCTATTGCAAGTAGGGTTATTCTCTCAATAGTTTTAGCAACTATTTCTACCATAATTTGTTGTGCAAATTGTTTGAAAGTCATATTTATTTTTTTTCCAAGCACTAAAGCTTCTGCAATACCTTTTGAAAAAGAAGAAACACCTCTATTAATACCATCAAAAATTTCTTGTGATAAACTAAATTCTTCGTTTTGTTTTTGTACTTTTTCAAGTATTTGCATTCTTAAAGAATTTTCTACTTCAACCTGTTTTTTGTGTTGTATGTGTGCTTCATGTACATTTTTAAAAACAGAAGTAAGTTTTTTATTTTCTTCTACAGCTTTTTCTGTAACTTTTAAATTTTTTATGTGTGCATCATGGATATTCTTTACTTCTGTAATTTGGAATTTTTTTTCTTTAACAATTTCTTTTTGATTCATTAAGATATGTAAAAGTTGAACTCTTTCCCTTTTTAAATTTTCAAATAATTCATTAGTAAGTCCTAATTCTTCTTTTGTTAATTGAACTTTACCACCAGCCGCATTAACAACTTCATTTTGTATTTTATCTTGATTTGAAATTAATTTGTTTATTTCTTCTAATCTTAATTTAACATCTCCCATATTGTTAAGATCAAAAAGACCTGTTTGAATTTTTGTATTTTTTACAAAATCATTTACTTTATCTATTAGAAAACTTATACCAGCCACAGCCGCAATACCTTTTTTTCCAAATAAAAAAGCCGCAATAATCCCAGCTTCTCTTACAAATTCAGGTAAAGACATAAACCCATCTTTAATACTTACTAATCCCTCTCCTATTTTTTTTAATGTTGGAATTAAACTTCTACCTATTTCAACAGCACCAGCTAAACCTTGTGCTAAATTTTTTCCAACAGTTGTTGCTATCTCGTCTAATTTTTCTGCATTATCTTCTAAAAATTTATCTAAATCTCCAAATTGTTTTTTAAGTTCTTCAAAGAAACCAGCTTCAAGTAAAACTTTTTTAAAGTTAAATATTTTATCGCCAATCATTGAGAGAGTACCCTCGAATGTTTTTGCTAGTTCATCTGTTGAATTACCAAATCTACCACCTCTACCAAATACTCTTTCAAAAGCCGCTACTGTATCTTCTATGGAAACTGTTGCTCCAGCTTTGAAGCCAAGCATATTTCTTACACCTTTTTCTCTAAAAAGGTCAGCCGCACCAATACCAGCACTAAATGATCTTTGTATTTGTTCAGCCGCAGTTCTAAAATCTAATCCTGTTGTTGCCGCAACATTTCCTGTAATCTCCAACATCTTTTGTAGATCATCTGCATTATCTGTAACTGTTGCTAGTATTCCTGAACCTGATTGTATTTCTTCTAATGAAAAAGGTACTTTAGATGCAAACTTGACCATGTTGTCAAAAGCTTTTGCACCCTCGTTTGTATTTTTAAGTAAAAACTTTAATCTTACTCTTAGGTTTTCTAGCTCTCTACCTGTACCAACTAAATTTTTAATTACTAATCCAGCACCTAAACCTACAAAAGCTGTTTGCAAACTAAATACAGCAGACTTGACTCTTGCAAGTCCACCTTTTACAGAATTTAAAGCTTGTTTTGTTTTATCTTGTGCAAGAATATTTATCTTTAGATTTTGAGCCATTAGTATTTACCTTTTGGTGTAGATTTTTCTTGCTCGTCTTTTTGAAGCATAAAATAAGCTACCCAATGATTATATTCCCAAACTTCCATTTTTAGAAGTTCAGATAAAGTTATGTTTAACCTATCAGCGACTATAAGTAAATTTTTTAATTCAGGATTAAATATTAGTTTTTTTTTACTTCTTCAGGAGTAGCAACTTGTATCATGGCTGTGGCTATCCTCGATAACACATCTGAATCTACTTTGGTCATCAAATCCATTTTATCATCTAATTTAAAAATCTTTTTACCATCTTTGTCTAAAGCTTTCATAACTACTATGTCAGCTAAGATACTTACATCAGATAGATTTTCTGATTTTTTAAATAGTTTATTCTTTTCAAATAGATTTATAGGATTCCAATAGATGACACTTGCTTTGCCATCTTCGTCTTTCCATTCTGGAACTTCAATAGATTGGACACCTATACTCTCAAAATGAGATTTGGCTCTGTCTATTATTGACATAAATTATTATTATTCAGTTCCTATTGTTAAAGCACCTGTTCCTTGAAAAGTAACTGATCTAGCAACTATTCCATCTAAAGGTTGTGATACTGACATTCCTGTAATAACACTTGCACCCTCAAATTTTCTGTCACCTGTTGAACCGCCCTCTGGTAATAATTTAAAAGTTATACTTGCACCAGCAGTTAATTGTGTTTGAACACTATCTGCTTCGTCAAAGTGCATTTCTAAAGTACCAGAGAATGATGTTCTACCAGCAACAAAAGTTTTAGCGGCATCAGCCATTTTTGTACTTTCAACAACATCTCCTGTAGTTTCTAAAGTGAATGAAACAAGTTCGCCTACTGCTGAACCGCCAACTACTACTTCACCCTCTTTACCATGATGTACTGCCATTTTTTATTCTCCTTTGATTAAATTGTTATATTAGTTTTCTTGTTGTTCGTCAATTTCTTCTTCTTCGTCATCTTCAAATTCTTCATCATCTTCAAATGAGTCATCTTCTTCATCTCTAAGTTCTGCAAGTAAATCTTTGACTTCTTCACACATCATTGATTCCTTGTCATGTAACTTTTCAATGTTATCTATTTTTTTTTCTATCTTGTCTATTATTTTATCTTTGTTCATATTATGTCCTATGGTGTACCAGCTTCAAATTCGTAAATACACCTAATCGTCATTCTAATACCACCTACAGGAAATAATGTTCCCTCGTCAGTTTCAACCTGAACAACTTCTGTATCAAGTGCGTTACCTGATCGAGTAATATCAGATTCTAGTTCTGTTTCAATAGCTGTTATTAACTGATTCCTTTTTGTATCAATATTAACTTCTGCACCTTTTACAAATCCAAGAATTAAGAAGTCTATCGTACCAATTCTTGTTTTTGCACCTACACCTATTTCTTGATCTTCTCTAGTTTCTTCTGATGTTTGTACTATAACTGCTGGATATTGTTTGTCAGACAATTCATCTAATTGAAATGGTTGCCTTGTAGCTTTTTTTATACTTGGGCTAGATATACCAGAAATGGTAGATAATATATTTGATGCAATATTTTCTCTTGTACTCATAGTTTGAACTTTTGTAATTCTTTTTCGACAAATTTATTAAAGGCTTTATTTATAATCTTTTCTGTTTTAGTATTAAAGCCAAAAAATTCTCTTTGTGGTTCATTGGTTACTTGATTAAAAAAAGCCTTATCTATTTCTTCTTTTCTTGTAAAAGCTAATGTTACTTTATGCTTACCTGTTTTCTTGACCATTGATGGAGTTAAAGCACCCAACATTCTATTATCATAAATTAAATCTACTGCTGTTGGTCTATTTTCACTTTGTAATCTTTTAATATAACCCTCTGAATATGGTGCAAATCTTCTATCTTTAAAATCAATACCTTTTTGTGTTTGGCTTCTAATTCTATCAACTAATTGAAAACCAGCTTGTTTTACACCTTTGTCAATTATTCTTGGTAATACAGAACCAAACTTTTTAAATTTTGCAGAAATTTCTTTAGAGTTTGTTTTGATATTTAGATTGACAGCCATTATCTATTCAATCTTCTTAAACCATGTAAAGGTTCTCTTTCATTTGAAACTATAGAGCCATCTGCTGTAGAGTCATATTCAACACCATCTTCAAGTATTGCTCTGAACTCTTTGTTATATTCTGACATATAATATTCACCCATTCTTTCAAATCTATCTTTGTCAGCTTCAGGTCTAAATTTTGTTAATGCTGGTAAAAGGAATCTTCCAAGAAATAAATATACACCAGCTCTCTCAAATTGATCTAAATTTACTTTTGTGTTCTCCATCTCTACAGTATTTAAAACTGTAATATCTGTATAAACATTTGTTTTGTAAGTTGGAAACCATTCTATTCTAAGCTGTCTAAGAATATCATTTGTTGTTTGTGCAAAATAATTTGTTGCTTCTGTAGAGCCTGATGCAATACCAAAATCAAAAACATCTGGTTGATATTTAGTTACATCACTAGCTGTTAT